ATTAGTTGGCGTATCGCAGCAGGCGTTGGCCTAGTGATCTTAATAGCATCAACGATATAGCGTTTATGTGTAACCCGATCAACAGCGTAACAAACGACGGCTGTATCACCAACCATAGCGGGATCAAGACCACAAATAAAAGAAAAGCCGTTAACATCACGCGGATGGCCTGGGTTACCAGGAACAAGGCGACCTGCTTTACGCATACCATCTATAGAACCTCGCACACATACCGGATCAAAGATGGCATCATCTGAGATATCTTGTTGTTGATAGACCAAAGCCCAGGTACTTGCATCCATAGCTTGGCGTTCATTGTAAAGGTTGCGACCATTCCATCTAGGGTAGAGGCCGTCTTCGTTCAAGTCAGATTCCATTTGACCATCGAATGGGGCATCGCTAGCAGGCCACAAAGTTTCCCACTTGTCAGGGTCTTCGTGCGTGGTTAAAAGTGCTGGCATAGCCAAGTACTTCCACGGGACCAGTCCACCAGGGTAGCGGTCTTCGTTGCGTAGCTCGCGGTATAGGTCCATAGCTGAAACACGCGTACCAATAACTACAAGTTTACCCGTAGGGTTCAAACGAGAGCGTACGTCCTGGGTCAACCAGCGAATCTGCTTTTCAAACTCGTTGGCGTTCTTTAAGGTAACAGCGTCATCTACGATAATCATATCTGCACGCTTACCGTAGATCTGACCACCGATACCAATGGCTTCGATGTTTGGATCTTTTTCACTAGACTCACGTAGCTCGGAACCAAAGGTGACGCGGGTTGCCTGCCAAGAAGCGGACTTAGAGTTAAACCCTACGCCAGCAGCGTAAGCCTGTTGGAGTGATTCATACATCGGATGAGTCAGGCGTTGCTTGATGGCGTAGAGAAAGTCGGCAGCTAACTGCTGGGTCTGGGAAACAATCAAAACTCTAAAGTTGGGGTTACGTACTACCTGCCAAGTTACATAGTCAACCGTGATCGTAATGGACTTGGCGTGGTTGGGCGGGATGTTCAAAAGAATACGGTTTGCAGCTAGCCCTGGCTCATACTTCATAGAAGGGTGTAGCCAACCAGGTTCGCGGCCTTCGATCATATCTACCAGGTTTTGCTGGTGTGGGAAGGTCTTAGAGTGGAGGAACTTTTCGCGGAACTCGGCAAAGGTTAAGTCGTGAACATCACCGGAGGCAAAGGACTTGTCCTTTAAGCCCAGGCGTGTTCGGTCAACCTTGTCTGTAAAAACCTTATCGGTACGTCGGTAGTACTCGTAGGTCTTAATGGATTTACCAGCTGAGGCGCAAGCCTGCTCGATGGTCATACCCTCTGCTACACAGCCAAGGATGATTCTCTTGGCGATGTCGGCACTATTGTCAGCCACGTGATCTCCTAAAATTTATTGGGGACGGGCCGGAATCGGATCTTCTTTATACTAGGCGAGGAAGGTTTCATCTACCAGTAGATAGACCTATCCCCACTAAAAGTACTGGGCAGGTCGGGCTTAACGCCCGAAGGAGCTACAGCGAACTGAGGGGTAAGACTGAACTCGGCCTAGGGGCCTCGCTAGAGGCCAACCGCCTTCTGCTCAGGGCTTTTCCTATTAAAACCCCTTACTATATATAAGGCAGGAAATTTAACGCATTTCCCGTTTTACAGATGTGACCTTCATCACAGTATATAAAACCGCAGGTCAGAGGCTAGATCGCAGCTTTGACTTTAGCAAATATTTTTTGTTGGGGAGTACGCTGCCCCCGCCTGCCAGATTCAGCAACGGGGGGTGACTGGTCTGACCGTCTGAGCGTGTTTGCCCTGACTGGTCTGACCTGTGGATAAGGCTGTGGATAACTTGCTATGAAAAATGGTGGGGCTACCTACCGCTCCGGCTACCCCTAACCCTTAACCCTTGCAGCTATTAACTAACGCCTAACCCTTGCAGCTCTCCACCCTTGCAGTTACTAACCGCAGCTCTACCCGATACCGCAGCTCTAGCCCGTGAGCCGATAGCCTTGCCCTACTAGATCGCAGCTCATACTTAACCCGCTAACCGATAGCTATAACCCTTAGACATAAGCGCCCTTACTGTCTACCTTATGCCGTGACTAGTCACAATAAATAAATGACCGCTTGCTCCCTTGTAAGTGTTGCTTATGGGGCATAGTCGTGTATAGTTATCCCTGTAAAGCTCACTTACCTAATCAGCTTTACGGATAAGGATCTATCTAATGACTATTAAAGAGCTATCTATTCAAGACACCGCGCAAGGTTTAGGCCTTGCTCATAACCTAATCGGGCGCGATGATCGCGGTAATAAGTATTACTTAACCCTAGAGATCAAGCCCGTGCAGCGTGAAACACACAACATAGAGCACGAGTTAGTTACCGGCGTGCCGGTGATTAGTATGTCCGGCACAATACTTAGAAAGTACGGATCAATTACTCACGATAGAGGGTGGATTCAAGCCGGACAGTGTTTAGACTCTTTCGACAATATCACGCAATACGCTAACCGGTGGAGCGCGCTAGAGCTTGAAAGTGTGCTCGCAATATGGCGCGGTTATCACCTTAACGATATGAAGACTCATTGCGTGCATCAAGATCAAGCTACTAAGTGGGACGCGGTAGAGCCTTGCAGCGTTACCGGATACCGCGCCGGTAGTGCGTGGCTATATTCACCCGTACCCGATAGCGTACTAATAGAGCTTACCGGCCTAATCATTAAGCACCGGAACGACAGTTAATGAGATCGCGCAACTATTACCGCGTGCGCTTAGCGGTACGCCTAGCCTTAGGGTTAGCCCTTGTCGCTTTCATTCTATGGATCGCGGGGAATGTATGGTGGACGGGGGAGGGCTATTGTTTCGGCTCTATGTCTAAGTGCTTAGGTAAAGAGTTCACTAGGTAAGTGACTAGCACCCTTTCAGCTTAGGCCGAGAGGGTGTTAGCCCGTACCTAGCGGGGAATGACTATAAGAATAAAGGGTGAATAAATGGAAACTATGCAAGAGCAGACAGTCACGGGGGAAAGTCTAAGCTTTATCGAACTAGAGGGCGAGCAGCTGCTCACACTTTTAGAGGGCGTGAGCACTCACGCGGGGCGCGATAAGTCTCTGCCTACGCTTAACGCGGTAGAGATCGAGGGCGGGGGCGGGGCATTTACCGCACGCGCTACCGATAGATACCGCTTAATAGAGGGACAAGCGAGAGCCTTAGAGGGGAGCTTAGATAAAGCTCTTATCTCATTAGAGGACATTAAGCGAATCATTGCACTAGCCAAGGCGCATAAGTCTAATCTAGTAAACATTACGCGATTAGGTAACGCCTTAACGGTCAGCTCGCTAGGCGATAGCCTTACCGTGACACTATTAGAGGGCACCTTTCCACCTACGGCGGATCTATTCAACAAGAGCGAGGGAGAGCCTAGCCCTATCACGGGTGTTGCCTTTAACCCCGCTCTAATGGCAGACTATGCCAAGATCGCAGGCAAGGGCGCAGCTATCAAGCTCTACTTTACGGGCGAGGGTAAGCCTATGCGTGTAAGGATCACGGGGGACAAAATTATCTGGCGTGCCTTGCTTATGCCTATGCGCTACACCGATTAGTTAGTGCGGTACTATCTTGCTCTACCCTTATGCGGTAGAGTAAGGTAGTATCTTACTAAATTAGTAGGATAGCTAAATAGTAAAGGGGTTAGTAATGACAGTAGAGAGAGTACGACATAGCGGGGCTTATGTAATCTCCGATTTTGTAGGCGAGGGCGGGGGAGAATATCTATTCACCCGCGTTTATTACGGCTACACACTAAAGCAAGCTAAGGCACAATTTAGGATCGCACTAAAGGAGGCTAAGTAAATGACAGTATTTAGGACGCTACAAGAGGCTATTGATTCTATCGGTTATGGCTTGTGCTCACTATGTAAGGCAGAGCACGAGTTTCCAGATGTTAAGTGTGATCTAATGGACGGGAAAGAGGGAAAGTAAATGCAATTACAGGAGATAGATACCATACAAGATCTAAAGCTATGGGTGGAAGAGAATATGAAAGGGGCGAGAGTAACCGAGGATAGCGCGGGTACTATCGTGATCCATACGGGCTTAATTTCCACTATGGGCGGTTATTTACACGAAAGGGAGAGCGAATAATGAAAGAGCATATGTTTATTATTAAGTACACGAGTAAGAATGGTTGGGAATGGGATACAGACACCGAGGCGGTACGCCTTGATGACGGCACTATCTACGATACAGAGACTCAACAATGGGAGCCAGCTTATTTAGACGGTGAGTATGCCGATAATGATGATGAGATAGGCGAGCAGCTAGTGTCTATTTTGGCGATAGCTAATGATGCAAAGGGGCTAGCATAATGAAAGATAGATACCTAGTAACGCTAGAGATAGAGACTTATGACGGAGATCCGAGAGAGTGGGACTGGGACAAGCTATCTACGGGTGAAGATGTAATTAAGATAATCGAAACACAATGGAAGGGTAGAGTACTACCCACTAACGAGGGAGAGAGCAATGAGTAAGTGGACAGTATGGGTAGGAGCGTATGAAGTTAATTGGCAACACTACGCGTACAAGATAGATGCTGAGCGTGTAGCTGAGTTTTGGCGCGAGGTTAAAGGTTATGATGATGTAGTAGTAGAGGAGATAGCGTAATGAATAGAGAGTATTTAGAAGCCAAGGTAGATCTATGCCTTAATCAAGCTGAGATAGACCTTCAGCAAGAGGAGATAGCGCGAGCTATCGCTAATCTACGACGGGCTAATTCTGCCCTGTCGCAACTATTCGGGTTCGAGGAGGAGGAGAATGAGTAGAGAGTTTATTACTAAGGCGCACTATCCAGACGGTAGAGAGCCTCGCGTGTTAGAGGACGGCACTAGATTTATGGGAGATAGCAACATCTATACCATACACCCTAAAAAATCTGAGTTGATCCTGTTATACGAGGTAGTAGACGAGAGCGGGAGAGCAGAGTGGGGCGGGGCTAATGCTGAACAGGCTATGCAATGGCTGACACTTGCCCCCGTAGGAGCACGCCTTTTAGTAAGTGCGTGGGATAGTGATGAGGAGGACGCTCATTTAGTAGGGCAGAGCATAGACATAACGGAGATTATTCAACGAGCAAGGGAGGTAGGGCTATGATGTATTGGCTAGGGATAGCGGTGATAATGGTGATAGTCTATGTGCTTATAGTGTGGGAGGATAAGATCAATGGAGAGTAGACAGGTAAGCGGGAAACAATCTATCCACTACCGTAATTATAGACGAGCAAGAGACAAGGCACTCGTGCGCCTAGCGCACCTATACCCAGAGACATACAAGCAGCTGCTTGATGAACAAAGGAGTTTTGATGAGCAAGAGGGCAAGACTTGGATCATTGATAGTAATAGTAGGCTTACTGTGGGTATTCATACCAGAGCGAACGCAGTCCCCGAAGTTACCGGACGTACCGATTATGATAGAGCGGACGAAAGCGACAATGGAGGAGAAGCGTGAGAACAAAGCACTTGCAATTAGTTTCCTCAGAGCACTCGGATACAACGCACAACAGAGAGAGTGTGCGGTCACACTTTGGACCCGTGAATCCCGCTTCGACCACCTTGCTCGCCCAAGAGACTCTTCGGGCAAACCAAGAAGCTCAGCTTACGGAATTGCTCAGCTCCTTGGAGAACGTAGTAGCCAACCTGAACTACAAATCCTTCGAGGTGTACGATACGTTATGCACCGCCATCGAAACAGTTTCTGCGGTGCTCTCCGACACTCAGATCGAGTCGGCTGGTACTGAATAATCTTGCTGGGTTTTTAACCCTTTCCTAGCAAACAAAAAGCCCTCGCCGTAACTGGCGGGGGCTTTTTGCTAGCACTCATAGGCGGGATTGCCTACCGAGATCTAAAGTGTAGCACTATCCACCCGTACTGTAAAATCCTTTACCCTTGAAGGTGACACCAGGCGAATCCCACTTACGTATCATTGGTATATGGCAGTCAAAGCAAGAAGGCTCACGAGGTTCCTCGTGGATACTACGTTCGATAGTTAATACTGTGTTGCAATCAGGGCAACGATAGTCGTACTGCATTAGAGCTGCACCGCCTCCTCTAACTAGGTCTCATCTGTGTATCAACAGCACAATTCAAACAATAAACAACAGGACGTTCTCCTGTTTTAGTCATATTGATTTTAGTTGCACAGTTGTCACAGACAAAAGCATACAATGTGTGCTTAGATTCATCGTAAGATTCATCATACATCATTTAATAAGCCCTTCCCGTAGCATAATTGCCCCAAACTTTATATCGGTTGAGGTTAAGATAGGATTCCAGCTACCGTCTGGACCTACATCTGTTGCGTTAGGTGATTCATTATTATTCATAACCGTACTACCTCCTGTAAATAATTTTCAAACTCCTGTGCTCTTGGTTTTGTTTTTTCATAATGCCCTAGTTGAACATTACACCTTGCACATAGAAGCCCTCTAACTTTACCAGTATTATGGTCGTGATCTACAGCAAGCATACGAAGTTCTTCGCTCTTGTTTTTCTTAGCAGTCTCAGGGTTATTACATATCTTACAGACGCCACCCTGCGCTTCAAACAAAGTCTGATACTCTTCAAGAGTTATGTTAAAACGCCATAACAACATACCGTTCTTGCGTTTATCTTTATTGTTATCTCGGTATCTTTTGTGGTAAGCCCTATCTCTTTCTGAATTACGCACACGCTTTTTTGCGGTCATAACTGGACGGCTTCTTCCAGAGGTAGATAACCTACCAACTTCTCAACCTTTTCAACCCTGTCAAACTCAGTTGTCGCAGGCATTTGGTGATTAAACCATACTGGTTCTGGTAAATCTAATAGGTCAAAGGAGAAGATACCGGCAGGTGTAGAGTTGATGTAGAAGGGAACAAGTTCACGCTCTGCTGCTTGTGTGATGAGCTTGCGATACTTCATCTCTTCAATTAGCAAGGTGTCATAGTGTGTAGCCCTGCACTTTAACTCTATGTAGTGACCTGCTTGCCTGGAGATACAGTCATAGGCATCAAAGATGCCCTCAGACTTTACCAGATCCGGGTATAAACCCTCGCGCAAGAAGGTAAACAACAACTCTTCGTTCATAGAAACTTAACCCATCTTTGCTTAGGTTCAGTTGGTTGATCTGTTCTGTTGATAACTCCATCTGTTCTTTTCCATTGACCGCCAGCTGTTACTGCTTCCATAACCCAGCCGCTTGCCTTCAGGCTAGTGCCTGGTTCGTTTTCTAAAATATAAGTTTGTATCTTCGCATAACCCATCTCTTTAGCAACGCGAGCACAAGCCCCATACAGTTTTGAGCAAGCGTTAGGTGTGCCATCAGTACATAACCTTGCAACTTCTAAAGTAAATCCATCATCTGAACCACGAGCAACAGGTCTGCCACAAATAGCAATACCAATGTAAACACTGTCCTTTATTAAAGCAATGCTAAACTTGTGACCACGACTAGGCTTATGATGTCTGTGCCATTGAGTAACAATTTGGTTAGCCTTCTTTAATGTAATAGGCACGATGTTCATTGCCAGGGACTAACCCCGCCAAGATTATCCTGCAACCTACGCAAAGCCTGAGCACACCTACGATCTGCGGTAGAGATAGCGCACTCTAGTACCTGTGCTATCTGTTGCAGGGTAAAGCTCTCGTGATGGCGCATACGCAAGATAGCCTGGTCCTCTTGGTCTAGTTTAAGAAAACCTTTCTTGATGTCAATGAGGTTGGCAAGTAGGTTGCCACCTTCTGCTGGGGAAGATGAACCTTTAGGTTGCCCATCTCTAATCATCTCTTGTGCTTGCTCTAATACTGTGCCATCTATGACTGATGCAATAACAAAGGGTAGCAACTGACCAAGCGTAGCTGACTCGTAGTAGGCTTCATCATTAGTTTGATAGCCAGACTTAGCTGCCTTCTCTTTGCGTGCATAGCGTTCTGCTACACGTCTCATCTGCCAAGCAATGCGTTGTTCGTTATGCTTGCGTCGCTCTTCGATAGGTTCCATTAAATCAACTATGTGATCTTCTGCCCTAGTCATAGCCCAAGCAACTAGTTCCTGCTTCACATCATCCTTCTCAACGTAGGCTTTATACCTACGGTGGATAGTGTTAGCAACACTAGGCACTAGGTCATAGATTACTGGGTGCAGTTCAGTCACGTGGCCACTTACCATCTAATACCATAAGTGCGATAGCACTATAATTCAGCAAGTCAATGAAGCTATCTCGTAATGACTCGTTCTCTGGTGTTGCACCGCTATCAATCAAGTGGTTGATGCGTGCAGTCTTATCGTGCATACGCACACGCAAACCATTGAGCGGTCCACCTGGAGATAGACTGATGTTAGTTGGGCCGTAGTCTTTGTGCTTCTTGATGAGCAGGTTACCTGCTGCATCTAAGGTAGCCCAGACATCGGCTACGAACGTGTTGGTATCGGGCGTATTGTTAACACTTCGCTTTGCGTATCCACGGAAAGGATCTGGAAGCCCATATGCTGCAAAGTCTGTAGCATCGTGTCCCACTCGCTTCTTGTCATCGTCATACATTCGACTCCCCTATCAGTAACTTCCTCGTAGCATCAATTCCATTAGCCAAGTAGTAATCATTGATGTCCATACCTGGCGGTAGTGTAACAATTTGTGAGTTCATTACCTCGTTAGCCACACGCTTGGCAAACTCAGCACCTGGGTTAGACCCATCCTCTTTGATGTCATTGTCACCAACAACAAAGATAGTTTCATACCCTGCAAATAGTTTAGGAAAGTGTGACTTCCACGCAGCAACACCAGGTACACCCACGGCAGGGATACCAAGCTCACCGCTAGTAACTATCGCATCTAGTTCACCTTCACATACAACGATGTAAGGTGAGTCAACAGTGATGTCACATACGTTAAACAGGTGTGCTTTCTGTCCAGTAGGTGATCCATACTTAGGCTTGGCATCATCTAATCTTCTAAACTTAAAGCCAACACAACCACCAGATGCGGTGATGTATGGGATAGATAGCCACCCTTCATACATCTCGTGACCATTGATTGGATTAGTAATAGTCCCTAGTTGAAACAGTCCTGCTGTCTCTTCAGAGATCCCACGTCCTTCGAGTACGGCTAGAGCCTCTGGACTTATTGCCTGTGCGTATTGCTGCGCCGCTTCCAGCAGCAATTTCGACTGCGCGTTTGAGGCCATCGTTAAACTCCAAGTTCTCTAGTATGCACACTAAGTTAGCTGCGTTGCCACCCTTACCGCAGGTATGGCAGAAATATAAATTGTCATAAGTATTGATAACTGCTGAACGTCTACTGTCACTATGTAAACAGCAACGAACCGAAGCACTCTTGCCTTCACGTACCTCACCTCCATAGTGGGAAACGATTGCTCCTATGGGGATTGTGTTTGCATCAACGGCACCTTTGTACCGTCCCGCTTTACGTACCCTGGACCAGTCTTGTGCTGGCATACACACCCCTTAAAGTCGCACTTGTCGTGCCAATTAGTTGCACGCTTGTAGTGAGCAAGTGTGTTTTCTTCTCCGCCTTTAAGACAATTCTGGCAAATCATCTTCAGCTTCTTCTTCTGTAGTTGAAACTTCAACTACTTCTTCTACTACTGGTACTAGAATCTCTGACGTTGTAATTTCTCCACCTGGAACTGGCATTATTGTTTCTCCTTTAACCATTGAGTTAAGTCTTGGATTACCCAAGCCTGATCTATTGATGCGTTGCGACGCTTAACTATTACGTAAGACAGAGGGACTTCCCCAAGACCTCTTGCCTTTGCATAGTTAAGCGCCTCAACTTGTGCTTCTCTCCAGAACTCAGGCAAGGAAAGGGTTGCCCTGTTCTTGAGTTCAAGGATATAGGTTTCTCCTGCGATAACAGTTACGATGTCGCCCTCATCCTTTGCCCCAGCTTTTGTCAGACGCTCTGCAATGACTCCGCTTTTACGTAGCCACTTCATTACATCTGTCTCAAACTGAGAACCTTTAGTCTTGTTGTACTGACTCATCTACCAATACAACCTTGTTGATCTTATAGACGATGTTACCTTCTTCGTCTTTGACTAACTCGACAATACCAGATTGCAATAGCGCACCAACGAAGTTGGTTAGGTCTACCTTGAGTGCATCAACATCTGCACGCAACCCATCTACCTTAAGATTATCTCGGTACTTATTCGTTAACTCTGGCTTTTCTTTTTTACCGCTCATCTGCTCGTCAGACATTGTATCCTCCTTGGTATCCTGCAATCGTATCTTTTCTTAACATCCAACCGAACTCATTTTGATCTGAGATCTGTACTGCTGCGTAGTTTACCAGTAGCTGTGCATATTTGCTTCCGTCAGCAGTATGTGCGCCAAACCGATTCTTCACCGGCGCTACCTTAAGTATTCCTTGCGTTGGGTCATAGCCCAGTGTAAGTATCAGTGCAGGTAACTGACTGACCTTTCCGTGAATTGCTCTGCGATGAGGTGGGTTACTAGGTGACCCATACTCTGACTGTTCTGATACGTGGTGGAGCACCATCACACAGGCCTCAGTCTTGCGTGCCATATCGTGAAGCTCCATCATAATTGCTCTAAGTCCTGCCCATTCGTTGTCCGTCTCAGCGGTGATGTTCATTAGGTTATCAATGACTATCAACTCAGGTGGTTGTCCATAGAGTT